TACATCAAATGACGTGATTATAACTGATCGTATCCTTGATTTAGCTAATAATAATATATCTACTTCACTGGATATTGGTATTCTCATGGAACACCCGGGTAAGAATATATTCGTTGGTCACCATACTAATCCTGATGACTACTTTTCTATAGGTTATACATCTAATGGATACACAGAGGATCATGTAGAATGGAATGGAACAGATCATATTACAGCGAATGTATGGGGGCATCTCATCACACAAAACACTGTGACAGTTGAATACGGAAATGTTTACATCGTCGATGGTGGTCTCGGTATTGGAGTTGGTCAAAGATATGGTGATAATAACCCTGATTCAAAACTATATGTAACTGGTAATGCCCACGTAACTTCAAATATATCTACTGACTCAAATGTCCTCATTAGTGGAGATGCCGCTGCCACTTCAAAGACGACAGGTGCCCTCCAAGTGACTGGTGGTGTAGGTGTACAAGGGGATCTTCACGCTGCAGGTGCCAATCTTGAGGGTGTAGAGGCGGATAGTATAACTGTCACGGATGCAACACCTTCCAGTTCTAAGGATACAGGTGCTCTTATAGTAACTGAAGGTGGTTTGGGTGTTGAGGCTAATATCCACTCTACTAATGTTTTCGCGGCGTCCCATATTGCAATTGGAACATCGGATACTTCTTATGCTTTAGATGTGAGAGGTACAGCCAATGTTGGCATTTTAACATCACCAAATGCTACAATTACAGATGCAACACCTTCCAGTTCTAAGGATACAGGTGTTGTAGTTATAACCCAAGGTGGTTTGGGTGTTGAGGCTAATATCCACTCTACTAATGTTTTCGCGGCGTCCCATATTGCAATTGGAACATCAGATACTTCTAACGTATTAGATGTGAGAGGTACAGCTAACGTGGGTCCCCTTGTTGCAACATCTACCCACATTTCAGATGATACGGTAGCATCTTCAAAGACGACTGGTGCCCTCCAAGTGGCTGGTGGTGTGGGTATTCAAGGAGATATTTATGCTGCGGGTGCAAATCTTGAGGGTGTGGAAGCGGATAGTGTAACTGTGACAAATAATACTACATCTACAGATAAAGATACAGGTGCTTTAATTGTTACAGCGGGTGGTGTGGGCATAGAAGAAAACCTAAATGTTGGTGGTGTTACCAAAGTTTGGGATGAGACAGATGCTATCACAACAACAAGTGGAGCTTTACAAGTTGTTGGTGGTTTAGGAGTTGCAAAAAATATATACGGTAAAAATGTAAACTTTGAAGACGCTGAGGTAGATAGCCTTAATGTAACCGATACAACTATATCTGCCAATACAATATCAGGTGCCCTTCAAGTAGCTGGTGGTATTGGTGTGGCTAATAATGTTCATGTCGGTAACGATGTATACATAGGTTCAAACTTGAATGTTGATACAAATACTCTTCATGTAGATTCCGTAGCAAATCGAGTTGGTATTGGAAAAACAAACCCGGGTTACAGTCTGGATGTCGTGGGTGACATTAACTTTTCAGGTGATTTTTATAAAGGTGATGCCCTATTCGTTAGTACACCTTGGACAATAACACCCGCGGCGGGATCTAACGAAGATCTTTCCTACACATCTGGAAATGTTTCTGTGGGTACTGCAACATTTCATGTGGATTCTATAACGAATAATGTTGGTGTTGGAACAACGCAACCAGGTTTTGATCTGGATATAGCTGGTGATATAAACTTATCGGGACAACTTTATCAAGATGGTCTTCCATTTGGGTCTTCGCCGTGGACTACAAGCGCAAACCTGCTGACTTACAATAAGTTGAATGGTTTTGTTGGTATATCAACTGATTCCCCCGACGCCAATTTACATGTATCGGGTAATATTCATGCCAATAATCTTGAGTGTACAAATTTAATTTTTGATACGGTCTTAGTAACACCATCAGCGGGGTTAAATAATGTTATTAGTGTGTCAAATGTAACATCAAATACAGTGCAATTCACAAATATGGTCACGAGTATTATAACAAATGGTAAAGTTGGTATATCGAAGAGCATACCGGGTGCTACCCTCGATGTAGTCGGAAATGCATATATTACATCAAATCTCACAGTGGATACAACCACCTTCCATGTAGATTCAGTGTCAAATAGAGTGGGGATTGGTAAAACAGACCCAGCTTATACCCTCGATGTTAATGGTACTATTTATGCAAGTGGTGATCTCATTGCATTTAGTGACGAAAGGAAAAAGACGAACATAGAACCAATACCCAATGCACTCGAGAAAGTTTTGCAATTGAGGGGTGTCACATTCGATAAAATAGACGGTGATGATCGTAGACATGCAGGTGTCATCGCCCAAGAGGTTGAAAAGGTATTACCCGAAGTCGTGTATACTGATAAAGACGGAATGAAAAGTGTTGCCTATGGTAACGTTATAGGACTCCTCATAGAAGCTATAAAGGAGATAAAAGAAAAAATTGGGTAATCATAGATATGAACCGTGACGGACCATTATCACTCGGTGATATTGGAAGTGCATTTGGTGATTCACCGTCACATTCACTGAGTGAATTGTATCACGACAATCCTTATTATACAGATGCACCAAGTTCTGGTGAAATTTCTATAGGTGATTTCATAAATACTTCAGCTGGTGTACAGTATGGGCAGGTATTAGTAACCCCTGGTGTAGTTTATACCGTGTCATTTCCTGGTGAGTTTAGTGATGTACCATGTCTATTTTTTACGCATGTATTGAGTTCAGCAAGTAAAACTGATTACCCGTATATTGAAAGTGTTACCACCACCGGTTTTACTATAAAAAGTATGGGTAATATCGCAGAACGTGTACACTGGTTAGCGGTTATTCCAAATTATCCAAATACAAATACCTATGGTGGATTAAATTTTTCATGTCAGAGGAAAATTATATCAAACGGTAACAGTTTCAGCGTTGACTATGGAAATACAAGCTTCACGAGTGCTCCCGTCATTTTATGTAATATCCAAAATGATAACTGTGGTACAGGCACTAACGCGTTTCATATTAGATGGGATAATACCAGTTTAACAACGACCGGTGTCACCTTATTAACCGAGTACATGTCGCAAGTGAGTAGTACCCAACCTTTACCAGCTTCACCTTCAACATCTGTGGGTGTTTTAGCCATTGAACAAGGAACTGGTAGCAATCCCTTTGTAAAAACGGTTATTTCTGAAGATATAGTTACCCACTCGACATCATATACATTAAATCTAGGGGGTACATACCCAGAGGTTACGGTCATAGGGAATTGTACTATAGATGGCGGAGACGCGTCGGCGGTTGCCATTACAGGTCAGACATCATCATCAGTTACTGTCACCGTTCAAGAGGCGAGCACTCGAGATGGCTCACATACAGATGAAAAAGTATCCCTGATTGCTTTTGGTAAAACCTGTCAAATCTCGGGAGTGAGTGGTGGTACAGCAACTGATGTGACGATTGGGAGTGATACATACCGTATTCACGCTTTCACGACCGTAGGAACTAGCACTTTTCATATAACAGAAACAATGGATTGTGACGTTCTCCTAGTCGCAGGTGGTGGAGGTGGGGGTGGTGTGACAGGTAATGGTGCATCCGGTGGTGGTGGTGCGGGTGGATTGGTTTTTAATACATTTACCGCTTTACAAGGTCAACAGTATACTATTAATGTAGGTAACGGTGGTACGGCTGGTGGTAACGCACTTGTAAATGGTGGAAACGGTGGAAACACAACAGGGTTTGGTCTGACTGCTAAAGGCGGTGGTGGTGGCGGTGGCTCCAGTGACGGCTCGTTATTGTTAGCTGGTAGTGCGGGTGGTTCCGGTGGTGGTGGTGGTGGTGGTGATATAACCCCTAACGGAGCTGGTGGAGCGTCCACACAACCAGGTACGAATAGTGGAGTTACTACAGATGCGGGTTTCGCAGGGGGTGCAAGTGCGAGCCCGTCGGGTGACTGTGGTGGTGGTGGTGGTGGTGCTGGTGAAGTCGGAGATACATTTCAGGGGTACGCTGTAGGAAACGGATACAATATACAAGGAGGTGACGGTCTGAATATGTCTTCCTATTTCACTACAGCATTCGGTGATAATGGATATTTCGCAGGTGGTGGTGGTGCTTTTGCGAGAAACGATAATATACCAAGAGCTGGTGGTCTCGGTGGCGGTGGTGCAGGTGGTTCTAGTGGTAGTGTGAATACGGGTGGTGGTGGTGGAGGTAGAGATGGTGGTGTGTCAGCTGGCGCTGGTGGCTCAGGTATAGTACTCATACGGTACAGGATTGATTAATGACATTTAACAAACCCTTGGTATCGAGTGACTCTGTCACTCGAAAAAACCTCCATAAATAGTAGATGAGTGACCCTCTACTCTTTGTGGATAACTCCACCAATACGGTATCTTTAAGAGGTACAAAGACTATAACTGGTCTAACAACTATAAATAATGCAACAACTATAACTGATACAACAACTATAAATAATGCAACAACTATAAATAATACAGCAACTATAAATAATGCAACAACTATAAATGGCGCTACAACTATAACTGGTGATTGTAATATGAATGGTGCTCAAAGTTATCCAAGTACACCAATGGCTATGATGGCTAGAAGTGCTGGAAGAGTCTATGCAAATAATACTTATGTGTGCAATGTTACTGCTTATAATAGGGGAAGTTGTTATAATACAAGTAACGGTAGATTTACCGCTCCGGTAGGATTTTCGGGTTACTATCTATGTTTGTACAATAACTGGTGCAATGACCTCAAATACCCCATTTGTAATGGTTGGTAGAAATGCTGGAAGAGTCTATTACCCTAATACCATCGTATGCAATGTTACTGGTTATAATAGGGGAAATTGTTACAATACAAGTAACGGTAGATTTACCTGTCCATCTGGGTTTGCGGGACACTATATGTTTATATACAATGGACTGGGAGGGCATGTCGAAACATATCCGAATACACGATGGTGGAGAAATGGGATCGAGTATGATTGGGGTGCAGCACATGTTAATAATAATTGCTCCAGCCGCCATGGTTTGATGGGGGCGTGTATCGTACAACTGAACGTAGGAGATTATTTTGAAATACGTGTTCGTAGTGCCAGTATGTATGGATCTTCACAGATACACTCCACATTTATTGGTTTTTATATTTCTATTTAAAGATTTTTTTATAGTATAACTATATGTTGGATATATTCTGTGAGGTAACCTTTAAAAAACAACCTGACAAAACATCTATTTTAACCGTAAAACTTGATGAACTTTCATTTAAATGTATGAAGGCGATATCTAACCCCCCAGATGACTGGGTAGAAAATATCATTACGAGTAGATGTTTTCCCAAGTGTGAAGATCTTTGGGAAGCCCACGTAACAAAAAGTATTTTACAAGATGTAGAACCAAAACAATCAAAAGCGATGTTATTATTAGGGTACGAACCTTTACCCGAACTTATTTTTAACCCAAAAGGTAAATTTACCGAATATGAAATAGAGGTAGAAATAGATACAATTTACACCAAATGCACCGAATTGATATTCTCAAACATAGTTGATGAAGTAAAAACATTAATATGTGACAGAATAGATATAATGATTAACGAAATTGTTAATTATGCTGTTAAAAATGGACAATACAAAAATAAAACAAAACGAGATATAATAATGGAATATGAACCCCCCGTATTTGAAGAAGCACCTGATGAGCCATAATAAAAAAATCCTCGCAATTAGTAGATGACTGGTGCACTTTTTCACGTGGATACATCAGAAAGTAATGTCAATGTCAATGTCACGGGTAATCTAAACGTTACCAGTGACACTCGTATTACAGGTTTGACAAATATCACTGGAGAAACAGATGTCGCAGATGATCTAAATGTTGGTGGAAATATATACGGAAAAGGTATAGTTATAAATACAACTCAATATATTGATACAACCGATAGAAGTACAACATCGGGTAGTGAACAAAATGGTTTTACTACCGGTTGGACGTCTATGAAAGCTAAAAGTAAAGTTAATCTTGATGTGCATATACCGTATAGAAACGACGGAAATGGATGGGGTGGTTCGTATCATACCATATATATGATGGTTAACAAACAGGTAGGAACAGTGCCAGCTAATCACTGGGTTACATTATCAACATCTGGTTATCATATGGTTTATCATCATGAGATTCTCTCATATACAAATAATATTTTTATACCTCTCGTCGTAAATGAAGATTTTCAAATAAGATTTAAACACATGTATAGAGTTTACAATAACGGGACTTTACATATAAATTATGCTCATCATTTACACTTTAAAAATGATAGTGATAACGCCCAATTTGGAATACCACATCCCCATGCAGGTTATGTCAAATTTATCGTTCAAGAAATTGGTGGTTGAATGTCAATAAAAAAAATCCTCCGTAAACAGTAGATGACCGGTGCACTTTTTCACGTGGATCCATCAGAGAGTGATGTTAATGTCGTGGGTAGTCTAAATGTTACTGGTGACACTCGTATCACTGGTGACACAAGTGTAACAGGTCCAATAGATGTCGTGGGAGATCTAAATGTTGGTGGGAATATATATGGAAATGGTGTACTTCTAAATACAACTCAATATATTGATACAACCGATAGAAGTACAACATCGGGTAGTGAACAAACTGGTTTTACTACCGGTTGGACGTCTATGAAAGCTAACAGTAAAGTTAAACTTGACGTGCATATACCGTGGAGGAATGACGGACATGGATGGGGTGGTTCGTATCATACCATATATATGATGGTTAACAAACAGGTAGGAACAGTGTCAGCTAATCACTGGGTTGCATTAGCAACATCCGGTTATTATATGACTTATTATCAAGATATTCTCTCATATACAAATAATTTTTTTATACCTCTCGTCGTAAATGAAGATTTTCAAATAAGATTTTATCACTCATATAAAGTTTACAATAACGGAACTTTATATATAAATCAGGCTCATCATTTATACTTTAAAAATGATAGTGATAACGCCCAATTTGGAATACCACATCCCCATGCAGGTTATCTCAAATTTATCGTTCGGGAAATTGGTGGTTGAATGTCAATTAAAAAACCTCCCTAAACAGTAGATGACCGGTACAGTTTTTCACGTGGATCCATCAGAGAATAATGTCAATGTCACAGGTAATCTAAACGTTACGGGTTTAACGACTTTCACGGGTGAGATGAGTGTCACAGGTCCAACAGATGTCGTGGGAGATCTAAATGTTGGTGGAAATATATACGGAAAAGGTATACTTATAAATACAACTCAATATATTGATACAACCAGTAGAAGTACAACATCGGGTAGTGAACAAACTGGTTATATTACACCTTGGACGTCTATGAAAGCTAACAGTAAAGTTAAACTTGATGTGCATATACCGTATAGAAACGACGGAAATGGATGGGGTGGTTCGTATCATACCATATACATGATGGTTAACAAAAAGGTAGGAACAGTACCAGCTAATCACTGGGTTACATTATCAACATCTGGTTATCATATGGTTTATTATCGTGAGATTCTCTCATATACAAATAATTTTTTTATACCTCTCGTCGTAAATGAAGATTTTCAAATAAGATTTTATCACACGTATAGAGTTTACAATAACGGGACTTTACATATAAATGGTGCTCATCATTTAAACTTTAAAAATGATAGTGATAACGCCCAATTTGGAATACCACATCCCCATGCAGGTTATGTCAAATTTATTGTTCAAGAAATTAGTGGTTAAAGAAAATTATATATATTTACATAAATGGATATAACAACCGTTCTTGTTGAAAAATATGATGGTGCTCAATGGAATCTTATTAATAATGATTACAATCAGTTATCATGGGAGGATATAAATGTAATTTCAAAACCTTCACTGGAAGAATTAGAGCAAAAATGGCAAGAGATTCAAGATGAAAAACCAATGAAACTTATACGTGAACAAAGAGATACTTTGCTCAAAAAAACGGATGTTTATTCACTTCCAGATTTTCCACATGTATCTCAAGAAATGAGACAAGCGTGGTTGGATTACCGCCAAGCCCTCCGGGACATTCCGACCAATACAGAAGATCCAGAAAATCCTAATTGGCCTACTCCACCCAATGTATAAACCGAAACAATTTCCTCCAAAGTGTAACCCATTTTGTAAGAAAAAACCTCTGTAAACAGTAGATGACCGGTGCACTTTTTCACGTGGATCCATCAAATAGTAATGTCAATGTCACGGGTAACCTAAATGTCACCAGTTTAACTACCGTAGCTGCACAACACGGTGACATAACGAATCCGATGGTCCATTTTAGAGCGAATCGCGATGGTGCTTCAAATGGAGATGGTAACGTCTTGAAACTTGAGAATAGTGGTAATCGAAGTGATGCTGAATTGTTACAGTGTGTCAGCAGCGGAAACGATAGGTTCATTGTGAGAGCGAATGGTGAACTCGCAATCAATGGTACCACTATGTCTAAAGCACCGAGACTCATACATATAGACGATAATGTGGGGGGGTGTCCTCCAACCAGGGCTGCGGGTGATATTATGTCTTATAGTCTCGTTCTAAGCAGACCTGCGTACGTATACGTAAGTGTAACGACTATACTTAATTATAGCACTCGATCCGATTGTCAAATATATTTCGGATCTACTCATATACAGAGTCATTTAACAGCTTCTGATAATACGAGTTGGAACCCCGTATGTATGACAGGTGGTGGGACAGTACCTGCTGGAACGACTAATATACGATTCTACTCCAGCCGTGCGAATGTCGTCGGATGTCAAGGTAATTGGGGAGGAATGCAAATATTAGTTTTTGAAACGTAACTCGTGATACGTAGAACACCACTGCTTTCTGGCTTCATCTACGGTCCATGTAACCCCCCCCGTTTTCTCATTGACGGCGTTATGAATATCTACGGTCCATTTAAATAGAGTATCTCTATCAGTGAGGTCAATAGGGTGTGCATCTTGAATATTTTTATGTTCCTCTCTACATATTGGACATGGTAAAACCTTCATGATGAGATCGTAAAATTGTTTATATTCCTCTTTATCCGTTTCAGATGGTATTTCTGGATAACCTATGGCGACTTCGTGTATCGTTCCCCACACGAAACCACCCCATTGTTTATTCACTGTATACTTAACGATTTTTACGTAATTTTTAGTATCAAAAAAATCCATATAATAGTAATGCACACTCCCTTTATACTTAATACGGTACAGAGAGCTTTACAAGCTACCACGAATGTTATGCCCATTAACTTTTATTTGGACCCCGATTATGATCTCATACAATTTGAAGAAGGATATGATAAACCACCCAGAGAAGTATTTTACGCCAAATATAATGAACTTTTGAATACCCACAAATACAAAGTGTTTCGTGAACAGAGAAATAAAAAACTTACAGAATCGGATTTTATGATGTTATCCGATTATCCCAAAGAAGATTTGGAAGAATGGAAAGTGTACCGTCAAGCCCTTAGAGACTTACCCTCGGTAACCGAGGATCCAGAAAATCCCGTATGGCCTACTCCACCCAACGCATAAAAACCTCCGTAAACAGTAGATGACCGGTGCACTTTTTCACGTGGATCCATCAGAGAGTAATGTTAATGTCACGGGTAACCTAAATATTACTGGTGAATCTCGTATCACAGGAAACTTATATAGAACTCAATACAGACCAGGTGAAATTATTGAAGAACTAAGCTCAATTTGCGATGGATCACAGATAGTGCTTACTTCGGGTACATATACCGTACAAAACGTGACAGCTATACAACACGGAAATACTACACACACCGCGGTAACGGGAAGTACGATCGCGTACACTCCACCACCTGGTACAAAGAGAGTGTATTATCGTTTTTCGTACCAATGGGACAACACAGAAAACTCAGGTATATCGCATCACCAAATGCAAGTTGATGGAACTACTCTAAGGGATTCGATGCATACAATCGCTTCAAACTATGCATCGAGCAATTGGCACCATGCATTGTTTCCTGTGTTTAATGAATATACGATTGACTGTAACGCTTCATCAACTAATGCAGCAGCTGGAAAATTTACCTCGTGGACCACTCCAAAAACGTTAAGAATTACGTATAGAGAATACAATGGATCATACGAATCCAGATTACACTATAATGAATGGTGGAATGGTACCAGTGGTGGATCAGCGACGCCAGTGAGACCCCACTTAACAATACGAGCGATCGCATAAAAAACTCCCGCATTACCATTATGGAATACCAACGTATCAGGCATCTTAATAAAACATTGTATCTTAGATAATTATAAAACGTCATCCACGATAGCTTCGACACTTGCGACAAAAGATGCAGATTGTGCACCAGCGTAAAAAATTATTTCGAACATTTTATTACCACCCTGACCCGGATATGTTAACATCATTCTCTGATTCCAGAAATCTGAAAGTTGTTTAGTTATAGTATTACCCGCATTACCATTATGTCGTATAACTGTTTGACCACCCGTAGCGTAAGAAGAATATATATCTTTATTTCCAAGTGTGTGATTTACCCCTGTATTCGCAAAACCACCACTCGAATTATCATACAATCCAACTAATGTCCCGCCACTTTGGAGTAATAAATAGTGGTGCCGCGATTGCCCTCTAAGATACGTTCTCCATCTGCTGTTTGATGAGGGAGTTTGTACAGCCATGACCCATGTATAATCGTGGGTTCCTAAATTGGCGTTGTCAAATTCTACAAAGTCTGAACTTGCGGGTTGAATATCCATGTGTAGTGTAGTATCACCACTATCCTTTTTAACCAGTGGCCATGTATATGAAGTACTACGCCTTGTTCGCACTGCATGTCTTCCCCCACCAGACTGATCGTACCACGTAACGAGATATCCGGTCGCCCCATTAAGCCATGATGAGTAATCTGTCGCGGTGGTACCAGATATGAGTGTGATGGTACCACTCGAGTCCATATATAAATCAGCTTCAACCGAGTCCGACGAGCGTCTTATTCTAACTTGTGGTCCCATATAACTTCCTAAAAGTTTACGAAAACCAAATGCTATTGTAGGTAAGAGTGAAGTGCTGAGACTATCGAGTGCTCCATACACCTTTAAATTTCTAAAGTCACTGAAATTCAAAAGTGCATTTAAGGTATTTCCTATTCTGATACCCAAACGCCCCAAAGTGATTGGATAGCCGGCACTACCCGTAATGTTTTGCTTTCCATTATAAAATGTATTATTTATTAGCATAACACTTAATTCTCCACTCGAAGCAATTGCATCGTCTTTAAAATATTTACTCATTAGATAACTTTCGACCGATAAATATTCACTCAGTGACAATTCCCGATCGTACACGATAACTTCCGCGACACCCCAATCTGAGCGTTCAGCTCCATGATGACCATAATTTATACTCAATTGTTTAGATGTTGAACCACTCCCACTAATAGTTCTATCTACACCGTTCGAACGATATAAATCCTTTTGATCCGTTGATAAGACCCATTTGTTTCCATGACTGTCCGTTTGTTCCGTCAACCATCCATCGTGATAAGCGCAACCACTATTTCCACTATGAAACCCAGATAACCAATTATCTGTAACTCCATCAAATATACGTAAACGTGTGGGTGTACCCGAGGGTTTATAATAACGAGCTACATGGAACAATGTATAGTCGGAAGATGTATCCATCACCGAAGTTGGAAATCGTAAACCATCCGTAGTAGTTCCATATAAAAAGGGAAACGCCGTCGGACCCTTACCATATAATAAAGAAAACTTCACGATGACAATACCAGAACCACCATTACCACCAATTTGACCGCTATTACCTCCATTATAACCACCACCACCACCACCACCACCTGTATATTCTTGACCATGTTCTGCTAAGGCGCTGGTTGTAGTTCCTTTACCTCCACCACCATTTCCACCATTTGATATGGTTCCGCGGGCACGTGTACCACCACTTCCACCACCAGCAAACCAACCACTGTCCCCATAGTTTCTCGCAAAATCTATGTATTTACCAACACCACCTGCACCACTGATGGTACTCCTATTTGTGTTTCCTCCAACGCCACCAGCACCCCCACCACCCGAGCCCCAATTGCCGTCTCCGTTATCACCACCGTCGTGACCATATCCATATGTTGCAGAATCACCTGATTGTGAAGATTGAGTTGTATTACCACCTACACCACTGTATTGGTTTCCACCACCTCCACCCGAACCACCATCTTTCGTAGTACTCGTCGTCGCACCTCCATGGTGTACACCTCCACCCCCACCTTTTGCCGTTAAAGATTCAAATGTAGAATCATACCCTGGTTTTCCATCTTGTCTACTTGTATTCCACCCAGTCGCACCTAAACCACCATCACCAACTTTGATCGCGTTATCTTTACCTTTTACATACACATTAGGTCTTAAAATCAAACCACCTCCACCACCTCCACCTGAAATCACACCGCCTCCACCACCACCTCCAGCTACGACGAGAACTTCAGCGACACAATCACCCGGTGGAGACCATGAATACGTTGTTTGTCCACTCGCTGTACCAGACATCGTAAAAGTCCCAAAATGTGGAGGTATTTCTGATGCGTTCGTATTTGCACAGATTACACCAGCTTTAGCGGCTGATTCCACATTTGTATGACTAAAAGTTGAACTAAAATTACCATACGTGAATACGATTGTTCTATTACCAAAATAATCAGTTTCTACTCCACTTCTGTTAGTAAGAGTTGAATCATTCGGGTCAGCCCGTTTCACACTACCAGTAAATGAACCACTCTCCACATGATTTTTGTTTCCCGAGAGGTCATTCCACTTATTAACAGAACCATTTGACAATTCAGCGGAATAGGCTGTGTACCATCCAACAAGACCTGAAATAGAAACCGGAGACTTGGCTGTGTATTTGTATCCAATTAAAACAATACCAGAACCACCCTTTTTACCTCCTAGACCACCTGGTCCGCCCGCGCCAGCACCCCCTCCTGTGTGAGACATACCAGCTGTTTGATTATCACCGCCAGTAGAACCATTGTCTGAATCCCCACCACCACCTTTGCCCCTCTTCCCAGGTGTTGACGCTCCACCTCTCGCATCTCCAAAACCTGCACCCCCACCCGCAAACCAACCATCATCACCATATTTCGACCCAAACCGATATGACATATCTATTCCATCACCCCCCGAGCCTCCGATTCTCGTGCCGCCATACGTACCTGGAACCCCAGCACCTCCACCACCACCTGAACCACCGTCATTTCCTGATGTATACCCAGGTCTACCGCCTCCACCATCATTACCCTGCCCCGACGTTCCTAAACCTGGGTTTTTATTGCGTGGACCCATTCCTCCACCTGAACCACCATTATAACCAGTAGTTATACTTTCATTCGAACTCGCACCCCTACCACCACCTGTAGCTGTATAACTAAATGCACTACTATTATAACCATCAACCGCTGTTAATCGTGTACCAGCACCACCATCACCAACTTTAATTGTATAACTCGAAGTATTCAAAATTTGATTCGGTTTATATATGAGTCCCCCAGCACCCCCTCCTCCACAAAATTCCCGGGTACCACCCCCACCCGCAACTATGAGAACATCGGCTTGACCCGTAGCCGTGGGTGTCCACGAATATGTCGTCTGACCACTCGTAGTACCAGACATAGTGAACGTTCCATATTCATCTGGTATTTCGGATGTCAATGTGTCTGAATAAATATGCCCATTCTTTGCCGACTTAGCCCTCGTATCATCTCCGTAATGGTTATCAAAATTACCATAATGGAATACCAACGTACCAGACATCTTAATAAAACATAAGATTATTATGGAAAGTTATTTTGGGGGTTGGGAGAATATTCTCTACCCTTATATTAATTATGGCAACCCATACTTTAAACTTTCCAGGTGCTAATCTAAATGCCAGCGACGTTACAGTTGATAGGGCTATAATTGTTGACGCTACAATTGGTGATATCATCTCACCGGTGACTGCAAGTTCTGTAGTGAGCCTAACCGATCTAACGGAGGCGACATCATCAACTACAGGTGCTCTCAAGGTATCTGGTGGTGTCGGTATCGGAAAACGTGCATATATATCGTCGGGTCTCATCACCAATACCAATGGGGTCGCGAAGAAGACGTACTCCAAAACTGGTACAATAACAACTGGGACTACTCCAGGTATCGCCATCGTATTTTCGAATCATGCATTTTCGGCTAGAATTACAGCGCAGCTTATTGAATCTGATGAAGAAATTAGTAGTCTCTTCATCGATGTCACAGGTGGGAAAAGAGGGGGTTCCGCGAGTGCTTTAAACATTGCCAAAGGTCAACTCTCTATATGTGGAGATACCACATCAAATCCATGGAGTACAACAGTTGGTGTGACTACGACCACAGTTACCATAACTCCATCGACAAACTTAGATGGTACGGGGCACTACAACATCTTTGTGGAATATGTTTCCGCAGAAACAAGTGGGAGTCTCGTATCTATAGGTGGAATAAATACTGGATATTAAATCTCCACCAAAAGATTAAAAAAACATCATTCTTTTTAGAAGCGCACCAAACTGCTAAAAAAAATTGTATAGTATTTATATATGGCGTCGACGAATATTCAAGTCTTCTCAGGAGACGTTGAAACGCCTCGCTTCACCGCCGAAAATGCGACTGTGACCCAACAACTCACCGTTGATGACACACTTCGGATAACCGGTGGGTCTTCCGACCCAGCGAATTTTGTGGATGTGTCCTTCCAGAAGGAAGTCGGACCGTATTACCTGAACGGATCGAAGTTACAGGCTTCGGATAAACAGCAAGATGACAGGTTCGGTTATAGTGTCGCGATCTCCGAGGACGGTTCAACGGCCATCGTGGGATCGATCTTCGAAGATGCTACGAGCGGGAATGGTGGCGCCGCCTATATATTTACCCTTTCTGGGACTACGTGGTCAGAACAACAAAAGATAACCGGAACTCAGGTCTTCAGTGGTGGATCCGGAGTCAGGTTCGGTCATAGTGTCTCGATCTCCGATGACGGTAATACGGTCCTCGTGGGATCGCCCGGGGATGGGGCGGGGGGGGGCTACGCAGGCGCCGCCCATATATTTACCCGTTCTGGGACTACGTGGTCAGAACAACAAAAGATACAGGCTTTGGATAGGTCGACCAGCGACGAGTTCGGTTATAGTGTCTCGATCTCCAAGGACAGTCTTACGGCCATCGTGGGAGCGCCGTTTGAAGATGTTGGCTCGACCGCCACATCGCACGGCTCCGCCTATATATTTACCCGTTCTGGGACTACGTGGTCACAACAACAAAAGATACAGTCTACGGATATACAGCAAGGGGACCAGTTCGGTCAGAGTGTCGCGATCAACGGGGATGGTAATACGGTCATCGTGGGAGTCGAACGGGAAGATACTGGGGGGACGAGCGCAGGCGCCGCCTATATATTTACCCGTTCTGGGACTACGTGGTCACAACAACAAAAGATACAGGCTTCGGATAAACAGCAAGGGGACTTGTACGGTCATAGTGTCTCGATCTCCGATGACGGTAATACGGCCATCGTGGGAGCGAACCTGGAAGATTTCGTTTCGTCTGGAGGCGGGCCAGACGCAGGCTCCGCCTATGTATATACCCGTTCTGGGACTACGTGGTCACAACAAACAAAGCTCTTGGCTTCGGATAGACAGCAAGGGGACCAGTTCGGTATAAGTGTCGCGATCTCCGGGGACGGTAATAAGGCCATCGTGGGATCGAGCCGGGAAGATCAATACGGGACAGACGCAGGTGCCGCCTATATATATAACCGTTCTGGGACTACGTGGTCACAACAACAAAAGATATCGGCTTCGGATAGACAGGTTTCGGACCAGTTCGGTATGAGTGTCGCGATCTCCGGGAACAGTATTACGGTCATCGTGGGAGCGGCGTTTGAAGATACTGGCGGCACCAGCGCAGGTGCCGCCTATACGATGGCGATACCAGTATACCCAAGACTCTACCTTACAGGCGGGATTAGAACGGCGAATGGTTCACTCCTTTCTTTCACTGGTCAACACATATGTTTTCCCGAGGGTCCGGTAGAACGGGGTCTCGTCGTGTCTGCGAATAGGAATAAGTTCATGAATCTAAACGGACCTTTGAGTACTGGTTTGAGTGCTATAAAATCATCCGAATCTCTCCCGATTGTATCTCTATCTAATGTGATGAATGACACCAATATTTTTGGTGTTGTAGATAGTGTAGAATCCGCGTCACTTTTGCGAACGCAAAGAGTTGGTGGTACTGTTATTGAAAATAAGAAAGAATCGGGTGATAACAGGGTAATAGTTAATTCACTCGGAGAGGGTGCGATGTGGGTTGTAAATACAAATGGAAACATCTCATCGGGTGATTACATAACGACTTCTAACATAAATGGTTACGGGCATAAACAAGATGATGACATCCTTCACTCATACACAGTGGCTAAAATAACTATGGACTGTGATTTCAACCCTCAAGAGTTACCCATACAAGTCATTAAAAAGGACGAAAATGGTAATAATGTACTCGACAAATACGGACGTCTTCAATGGGAAGATACTGATAACACACAGAAGGTGTATAGAATTAAGTACCTAAAAGTTGATGGTAATGAGACTGATCAAGCGAATGCAGTGTGTACCGCAGCATACGTGGGATGTACGTATCATTGTGGTTGAGTCACAATTTACCATATGTCCAACAGTTCACTGTATATCTGAATGTATTATCACGAAGTTCGTTTGTATAATGCGGATGAGTCCAATATGGTGGAAACGCTACAGCTTGCCCCCTTTTCAATTTAATAGTATACTCCTGTTCTGGAAAACAGAGTTCACCCCCTTCATAATCATCGTTGAGAGCTATGATGATGCTCATATTTCTCAATTCTGAAATGCTCAGTTTTCCATCCACGAGTATTCCATCTTTGTGCCTCCTCGTGGGACCTTTAATCTTTCGGAGTGACGGTGATGCAAATCCACACATCTCTATATCGTATTCATTTTTAAACGTTTTACATATATCGATTATTCTTTCGAAAATCAAATCCTTCACTTTGGTATCTGGGATTTCCAGAGAGTTTATACTATCGGCGATCACGTTTCTGGTATGTCCATACACTTCACGATCAATAACAGCATATCTGTGTATCGTCTCGATTAGAAAGTCGCATTCATCGTCATTGAATGTGTTGTCGAATGTGAAAATACAACCAGGTGGATACTTGGCTTCCATCTACACATGAGAAGCCTCATTTTTTTAACTTAAAAAAATAAACTCTCACTATAATATAAAATGTCTGGTGGTATTGCCCAACTCGTCGCCGTGGGTGCACAG